GGCTTCGGTGTGTTTCATATTCAATGCTTCGCTATCGCCTATAAAATTATTCGTAACTTCTATTCGGTTACAGCGTCTATGGTTAGGTTGAGGTCGTGCCCGTTGTGGGTTTGCGTTTCTTGTGCTGTAACTTACCCATCGTTGAAGAATGAGGAAGCAGCGCACGCAACGTCATTTCGTAGTTAGATGCTGCTTCGAGCTGGTGAGCGTAATCAACCGATGGGCGGTTATGCCCACAAGCGATCTGTTTAAAGTAATTGAATGGAACTTTCGCCTGTTCGCAAACTCTGAGAACTTCGGCGCGGGGTTTTGTTTTGTAGAATGTGTATGCGTCCATGCGGAACATAATCACATAATATGATTGAAGTGTCAAATTATTTAAGCGCAACATATGACAACACAAAATATAAGGAGTTGGCATAATGCCGACATGAAAGAACTGGCGGAAATCAGGCGCGACAACTTCGTGCGCCTATTGGAAGAATTTAAAGAGACTCACAACCAAGGCAGAGACTTTGGCTTAATTTCTGCATTTTCTCGTTATTACGACATCAAGGCATCACACGTCAGCCAGATTAAAAATGGGACAAGCAATATCGGCAACCCACTGGCAAGGCAGATCGAAGGAAAGGCCGGCAAACCGGCTATGTGGCTTGATGATGAACATCACCTGGTAGACATGAGCGATCCCAAGCAGGTTGGTTTCGTTGAGGTCGTCATGACTCTTTATCATTCATCGCCAGAGCACGCCAGAGAAGCCATCCTGCAAACAATCACCGAGGCTTACAAGCGCCAAAGCGAAAAGAAGTAAGTAATTTATTTCTACCACCCCCCGTTGCTCCATTCATAAATCCGTGCCATTATTAACGCCGTGAATATTTCTTCACGTCTAAAATAATTATAAATTGGAGGATTGGATGAGCAACATTGTATTTCTAAACGCCCAGGTTAAAGAGGCGAGCCGTGAGCAGCAAGTAAGATCACTAGCCGCGCTGATTCAAGATGAAAACAAATGCGAGGTATTGAATATGAAACACACCGAAGCCACGAAAACAGCCGCCCGTAACCTTTTCGACAAGCTGGAAAAATTCAACCGGCCACTGGCGGTATTCGTGATCGACGGACTGGTGCGCCGGACTAATCCGACTACCGAGCTATTCGCCAAGATGCTGACCGAGAAGCTGCGATGCTTCATGGGCGTTTACAACGACATGGCGATGCCAGCGTGGCTTGAGGATGATCTGGCCTATATGGGGGTGCGGTAAAAAAGGAAAACCCGCCATGACAGCGCGGAAACGCTAGGCGGGTTTGCGAACAACAAGTGCAACTGAGAGAGAGGAAATAATACCATGAATCTAACGATTGGCAATACAAAAAATCAAACCATGAGCAGCCGAGAAATCGCTGATCTTGTCGAGTCTCGCCATGACAATGTGAAACTTTCAATGGAAAGACTGGCTGGTAAAGGAATTATTAGCTTTACGTCATCGACGGAATCCTTACATGAAGGCGCTGGCGTTAGACCACTTGAGAATTATTAGGTTGGCAAGCGTGATAGCTACAAAATCGTAGCCCAAAAGTCGCCAGAATTTACAAACTCCTCTTCCATTACAGTAACTACGAAATCCCTTAAATCCTGTGCGCTTATTTGGCCAGTCGCGTTATCTGCTAATAATGATAATATCGCTGCCCTTGATCTCTGTGTATCGCTCATTGTTTAAGCCTCCAATAATAATTTTTTCCATGATTTTTTAACAGTTATTGCATAAACTGAACTTAAATGAACGTTAAATTCAGTGCATAATTGTTGTCTTGTTTTTATTCCATTTAAAAAAGAGTTGTATATATAAAGTACATCCTTTTCTTTTAATTTTGAAAATGGATGATTTTCTCCGTATGCTTTTAAAAATAATTTTGCTGCATGTTCTCCGTTTTCTTTTGCAGTTACCCACTCTAAATTATTTACGGAATTGTTTAATTTATTACCGTCTATATGATTTAAATATTTCTTGCCTTCTATTTTTTCTATAAAATTTTCACCAACTATCTTATGAACCATTAAAGTTTTACCAATATTATTTTGAGATACATGAACGTATAAATATCCAGTTCTTTGTTTATGTTGTTGCAATATATATTCCTTTTTTATATAAAAGCCTTTTCCGTTAGAGGTTTTTCTTTCTATCCCTTTAATTTTTCCTAAATTACTAACCTGATATATACCTTCATAACATTTAACGTCTTTCCAAATTTCCATATTATAACCTTAACTTGCTTTTAAAAATGCGGAGTCGAACTCATCGAATCCGAAACATCCGCCTCTATATGAATCTAAATCCTGACTAAATGCTGAACTGAATGCACCTGTTAATAACTCTCCATCGTAATCATAAGCGTTTGCAAACGCTGTCGAAAATTCACGCCCATAACTTAAAGGCCAGCTTGACCCATCGTAAAAAGGCACGCTGTCGAATGCTTGCGAAAATGCGTTTGAATATTCAATGCCTACAAATCTAAATAATACTATAGTGTGCGCTGGTTTGCGCTTGCTTATGTCTGTAATTAGCTGGCTTATGTTAGCAAGCGTATAGTATTGCATCATATCCGCGCTTACGTCTATGTCAACTATCCAGTAAAAAACACATCGTTCGTTTGTTGCGTAAGAACTACCAGCCGTTGCCAGACCTGCGAGACATTTAGAAAATTCAGTTATCGAAACATCGTATCCGAGAGCTGTCGCAATGTCGTCAAAATATCCTTGATCTTGCTGACCGACTGCGATAAACTTAGCTTTAATTACTGACCGTCTGCCCTCTGTTGTCGATTCTAATTCATAGCCTTCATCAGGAATATTAAAATCAAGCTCCCACTCTTCGAGCGTTTCGGTTGCATGAGATGGAACAGATTCTTGAATAAGCTCAAGACTTCTTTCTTCGGTACGTGTAAAGACTTCTGCAAGTCCATTTAGTAGCTTTGTCAGATCAGAGCTTTCCGCACGTGTCCAGAATTTACCTGTTGGCAACAGGCTTTGTAGAACCTGACGATATTCTTTATAAGTTCTTGCCATTTAGTATGTACTCCATGTCGGCGTGCCGTATACGTGAACTTGTCCGGCTGTTGCCGTAACATCCGATGTTGGATATAATAATTCATGGAAACTTTCACCGGCCGCAGCTGATATTGCTTGTCTGATCTTGCTTAAATATAATGTCTGTTCGCTACCACCGTCTTCAAGTATAAGTTCTTGAAGTTTTGCTATAACGGCTGTTTGCACTTCTATTGTATTTGGATATAACTTTATGGAAAAGTCAACTGTTAAAGGAGATAAATCTATCATATAAAGTCCAGCTTGCGCTGTTACCGGCATACCAATAGTCTTGCCTGTAATTGGATCGGCATGACTGATTATATAATTTTTAACTGTTAATATTTCAGCATCAGACGGGAATATATCTGTTTCATTATCGCGTACAAACGCGCACCCGATAGTGCCGACTCCCTGATAAAGCGGAATAGCCCACGCGCGAGTCACGCCCGATACTTCTTTCATCCATGCGACATAATCAAAGTCCGCGCCACCATGAGGCGGTTGACGTTTTCTTGTCAATACTCTTGTCCGTAAATCTTCGTCAGTTTCCTGATCTGCTCCGTTGCTTATTCCTGCACTTGATACGGTTACTGTAGTATTGACTCCAGCAATCGGAGAGACGAAAGAAAGCGTAATACTGCCGTCATCATTTCCATCTTCTCCGGCGACTTTAGCCTGAAAGCTGATTGTAGTCGCGCCGGATATTGTCGCGGCTGCGGTCGTTAAATAAACCTGACCTAATATTGATTGGAGTTCAGAATAAATAGGAATAACCGTTCCATCAGTTCCGGTTGCCGTTCCTGTACCTGTTGCTTTCACCGCTGCAAGCCTTGATATTCCAAATTCATTCGCTTGTAATTCTAAATTCTCAGCATCAGCAGTTGACGCGAACATCTGATCTTTATTGTATTCGATATTTCCATAATGCAAATGAACCGCTCCGCCGAGAGCTTTAGCAATAACTTTTAGAATTGAACGCCTGAGCAATGTAACGGCATTTGTTAAGCGCGTTGTAATATCAGATTCTATTTGTGTTATTATTTCAGCTAATGTCGGTCTTGAAAAAGCCATTAAGCAGCCTCCATTTGTGCTGTCCATAGGTCGTTATATTTTATTGCCGTAATTGTGCCGTCTGATTGCATTATAGAACATCTAAAAGCAAGTCTTGACGCGCTGCCTTCGATGTCTTGACGTTCAACTTCAACTTCTATGTCCATGCAAACTCCGTCATCGATCATCCATTGGAGAGCCTCTTCACAATAAAACTTCGCGTCCGCTACTGTCTGGTCATCTGTCTTTGAACGATCAAGCAGCCAAAGGCGCGAACCTATTTTATCATCGTTGGTATTATTAACTAAGTCACCCCACCATCCGCGTCTGTTGTCTGTACCGTCTGGTATTTCATCGTCAACATTTGCTTGACGGTCTGTGAATAGCGACATATAGACAGCAGTTTCTAAACCGAGTTCAGCAACTAAGTCACCGCCGGATTGTTTTATATCACATTCGGCAAGGTCGTTATTCCATGTAGATTTAATATCACTTGCCATCAAGCAGTCCTTTTCCATATTCTAACTAATCTATTTCTTGGCTCTGTTACTGATCCTTTGCGAGGAATACCATATGTACCTTCTGTAGTAGCTTCTCCGGTTACATCGGATGCGGAGAAAGGTTCTGAGCCGATTATCCAATCTCTAGTACCTTCGCCAGTATCGAGTATATATTCTATGGTATGATTAACATTCCTATAATGCAAATGACCTTGCATCTCATCCAGACTTAATCCATTAGTTCTAGTTTGATAATCAGTTCCTTCGGTTCTAAAAAATACATTTTCAGTATCCCATTGTTTTACCCACGTACCACCAAATAAAGCAGTTGGAGCGTATGCATCAGGAAATGCTGTTGTAAGAGTGCTTGAATTAGCATTGGGATATTGAACATAAAAGCTCCCGATTGGATAAGCACTTAATAATATAGCATTGGCAATTTCAGTCGCTTTTACTGCTGCTGTCTTTCCGGTTAAATCTTGAAATATTATTGTTAAGTCACTTGCTAAACTCATAATCAATCCATAAGTAATAATGCTAATTGTGCTTTTGCTACTGTAAATACTGCTGCATTTATTGGAGTTCCAGATGGGCCAACTCCAGTTGGAACTGTCATCCCGACTATACCGTCAAGTATCGCATCTAATTGTGTTTTTAAACTTACTCCATCTGACTTAATTGCAATTTTACCTGAGCTGCTTACAAATATTTCTATGCCTGTACTTTTGCATGTTATTTTATTTCCGCGATAATCATAAACTCTTACATCACCCTCTGTCAAATCAGTCGGTCTATAATTCCTGTCATGTATGCAAACGACTAAGCCATGATCTCTATTACCGTTTATAAAATTGATTAAAGCCTCTGATCCTGTTTTGGGGTATGTTGCAAATCCGTATTCTTCCATACGTTCAATATCAGATATTGTTTCATCTTTTAAAGCTGTCACTTGCACGAGTTGAGTCTTGCCTGAATTATTAACAGCCGTTACAATAGCGCGTCCGACAAGCAAAAATATTTTGCGCTTTAAAGGGTCTAAAAATCTTGATAAATCGCTTATACTAATCATATTTGCTCTTTATGTTTATAGAATTATCGCTTAAATTATATGTGTCTTTATCTACAACCGATAATGTTGTTATTTCTCCGCGCTCGTTGAAAATAAAGCGTACATTATTTATAAGCATTGCTTGTTTGTATCCGGTGTAATAATCGTCAACATTAACGAGTTTATTTATGTCCCATATCTTGCCGTCCGATTGTGTCCATCCTGATACTTCAATATCTTCTATCCTGCTAAACCCAGCCCTGCGTCTTGCTTCAAACTTTGCTTTATTCTGGCATTGTTTTGTATTTGTCAATGTCTCGGCAAATATTACGGTCGGACGCGTGCGCGTGATAACAGCGTCAGCAAAAGAACCCATGCAGGAAACATAATCCGCTACCGCTTTATTATCTGTACCTATTCCATAGCCCTTGACTTTTGTACTGGAAAATCTGCTTTCATTGCTTTGGTCAAGATAACCGCCGATAATATTAACGCCTTGTATAAGTCCATCTGTTGTATGTTTGTCTGTTGTCGCTTTTGTGAGTGTCAATTTTCCATCTGCCAGACTCAACGGTATTATTGCGTGGTCTCTGCAAAGTTCAGCGATCTGTTCAAAGACTGTCTCTCCCTCTGTTGCTTTGAAACTTTCAACTATTGTATTTGCCTGAGCTGTAACCGATGAATCTATTACAACCGATATTCCAAAAGGCGCACAAAGATTCTTAATTAAGTTTCCTACCGTCTGGTTTTTCCATTCATTCGGCGTAAAATCAAAGCTGCAATCTATCAAGTCACATGTTACATCACGCCCGATTATGTCCATGCGCTCAAAGCCTTTGCCGTATCTTACTGGCATTCTCTCAACATATCCGTTTATAACAGGCTGACCGTCAATCTCGACAAGTACGGATTGTCCCATCTTAATATCTTTAGCCGATGAACCGCCCTTAAAAAAGTTCATAACCGACACGCCAAAACTTCCGCTTATAGAGTCCATGCTTCTTGTAATCGCCACATCGTCAAAGCGTCTATATTCTATGTCGTTTATTTTAAGTACAAGATCGCTCACGTGCTTAACAACCTTATAGTATTTCCGGACGGTAAAAACGCCGGATGTCGTACTTGACTTCTATTCCTGTTGAATATGTCGTCTGCCCTGTCAATGTCTCCGTATTTTTTGAATGCTAAAACAAGAGAATTTTCAACATCATTTGAAACTTTATAGTCATATTCTTTTGCGAGGTCTGAATATTTAGAAAGCATTGAAGTAATAAAATCAGCTCTCAATTTTTGTACTTGCTGAAATAAAAGTTCATCGTTTATATCTGTCTGCGAACCGAGTCTATCGATTAAATTATCAAGACCATCTGTGACTGATTGCATAGTGCTTAACATCTGATCTTGACTTGTATATTCAATTCTTATCGCTATACCGCAAGCATTGGAAAGCATAGATGTTTGACCTACATTTGCGACAAGTTCAAGATTATTTGACTGTTCATCAGAGACAGAGCCTAAATCAGAAGACTCGTAAATGCTTCCAATAGATAAGCTCTTGACAAGCCTTTCTCCTATATTTGCCGGAACGGTAGAGCCGTCCATTACAGTTTGACTACCTCTTAATTGTCCGCTGCAACCGCCTATAATTCCACCTTGAACAACTTCACCAGCCATGCCGACAATACCCTTGACTGCATCTGCTGCGCCTAAAATAGTATTTGCTAAAGTGCAAGGTGCGTCAAGTACTGAGTCTATTGTTGCAATCGCTGTATTTACTGTATTTAATGCATCATTAACCGTACTTGATACCGCGCCGTTGACTGAGTTAATCGCGTTCATTGTTTTGTTCATAACACCTGTAATCGGCGCGGTCAAACTTGATGTATAAGAGCCCGCCATATACATAAAGTCAGTAAAGCTGTCAAGTGCTGCGTTGACCATGCCTAACATAGAAGTGTCAACTGTTGCAATATCGTCTTTCTTTTGCTGTTTGAATATCGGCTTTTTGTATTGCTGAAATGTCATTGAGAAACGAGCTATTCCGCAGTCGCCTTGCAATCCTTCGCTTATAGAAGCCGTACCGACAAGACAAACATCTATCTTGCCATAAAAAGGATGTATTAAAACTCCGACATTCTTATCTGTATTTCTTGTTTTTAAAGCTGATATAAGTTTGTCGCGCTCAGGGAAATGGTCGTATCCATTTGCAAGATTCTGGATGACATATCCGCTAACCGTAAAGGTGTCAGGCTCTGAACCTAAATCCTGTGTCCAAACGTCATTATCTTCGCCTTTGCCTTGTACATAATGCGTTTCGGTCTTACGGCCTATGCTGGTATCTGTAAAATCAACATAAAAAGGCGCACCACGAAAAGACGCTTTGCCGCGTTGCCCTGGCGCCCATGATAATTTTTGTCTCCAGCTCATCTTGCGTAAACCATACCAGTATTATAATTCATGTTCAGTTTTGGCTTTGATCCGCCGTCAGTTTTAAATTTGTCAGTCTTTGCTGTCATGCCGTCAGGCAAATTAAGTGTAATATTAGCGTCAAGTTTATTTTTATTTTCGACACTTGCCTTTAATGCTGACTTATCGATCTTGACCGGCTCTGATTTTATGCTGCTTGTAATTCCTAATTTACCTTTTAGCCAGTCTGGAATATAATCTGCAAATCCTTTTATTGCCGTTTTTATAAACTCTGTAATTTCTGTTATGCGTGTCCACAGGTCAACAAAAGGCTGAATAAATATATTATATAAGTTCTGTCCGACTTGTTTTGCTATTATTATAATTCCATCCCATAAACTTTTGAAAAACTGTTTTATCGGTTTCCAATTCTTATAAATTAAATATGACGCGCCTGCTACCAATGCAATGGCAGCGACAACTAATCCTATCGGACTAAGTAAAAAACTAAGTACCGCGCCTAAAACAGAAAAAGCTATGTTTGCAATTTGAACTGCAACAGATAATCCCTTTATTGCATAGCTTATAAAAAATATAGCCTTTCCCGCGATAACTAAAACAGGTGCTAATGCTGCAATCGATAATACTATCATTGTAATTGTTTTTGCAAGTCTCGGATTCTCTTTAGCCCATGCCTGAAAGCGTTCAGAAAGTTTAGATATTGAAGTCGATAAATCAACGATTATAGATTTCAAATCTAGCGTATTTATTAAGAAGTCACCCAATCCAGCCGCGCTCATTTTAATTGAATCCATGAATGTAGACATAACGCCGTTAAAAGTTTTTGATTGTTTAATCATGCCCTCGAAATAAGTACCGCCTTTATCGGTCATCTTTTTAAGCTCTTCTTCGACCATTTGAAAGCTGATCTTGCCTTTGCTTGCCATGTCCATAACAGCGTCTTTTG